GCCCTGATCAACGTCTATCGGGACCTGTTCATCTCCGGCTCAATGTACGGTGGCGGCCAGATCGTCGTGATGCGGCGCGAGTGCCGAATCTTCGACGAATACGGGAATTCTTTGTTCGTTCTGAATCGCGCCTACGGCGTTGGCATCAACACACTACACACGATGTGAGGAGATCATGGCCAAGCAATCGACCGTTTTGACTGATACCGAGTCGGAGATCATCCGGCGCGTCCGCATGACGCCCGAGCAGCACGCGGCCGAACGCGAAGCTCGTCGAGAGGCCCGATTGGCACAACTTCCACCGGCAGCACGTGAAGCGAGCCAAGCCGAGGCCGACGCACTGGCCGCCATGTCGCCGGGCGAACGGCGTGCGTACGCGGCCGGACGACGCTTGGCCATGGCGGCCGAGTCACTCCAGCGGGCCGTCGATCGGCTCGTCACCCTGCCGGAGATCGTTTCCCTCTTGGATCCAAACGACCAGGATGCCATCGTCTGGCTAAAGGATCAATTGGCCGCGTTGGAGGCAGGCAACTGATATGGCTCTGATCATTGAAATCGCCGATGCGATCGTCGCCGAACTGAACGACGGCCCGTTTTCGATGCCCTTTGCGGCCGTGCGGTTCTATCTGCCGGTCTTCGAACTGCCGGACATGACGGACCTTCACGTGTCGGTCGTACCGGCCGGCATTGCGACCGAACTGATCGATCGCCAGGCGTCGACCTACGACTGCAAGATCGATATCGCAATCCAAAAGCGGGTCGACCCGGACGACTTGGCGGCCGTCGACGGCCTGATGGGGCTGGTCGAAGAGATTGCTGCCTTCTTCCACGGTCGGTCTTTGGAGTCGATGCCCCAGGTGACTGCCGTGGCAATCGAAACCCAGCCAATGTACGCCCAAGAGCACCTGAGCGAGTTGCGGCAGTTCACCAGCGTCCTGACGGTTACCTTTCGCACGGTGATCTAGCATGATTGGCCTGAAATCACGGACCCATTTTGACGGACGCAAGGTTCACGAAAAGGCGAAGCAGGCCAATATCACAAACCTTGGGCATGCCGGTGCGGCCATCCGGTTGGTCGCCCGACGGAGTATTCGCAAGCGCAAGGGTTCCGCCTCGGCGGGCAGTCCACCGAACACGCATACCAGGCGGCTCCCAAGAGCCATCTTGTATGCGGTCGACCGGTCCCGTTCGGTCGTCGTGATCGGACCGGCGAAACACTTAGCCGGCACCTCGGGCAAGCCGCACGAGCACGGCGGCTACTACAAGGGCGAACGATACGATCGTCGATCCTTCATGGGCCCCGCGCTGGTGAAACTCAAAGACCGGCTACCGAAACTCTGGGCCAATAGTGTGAAGGCCTAAGCAGAGAATGAACATTGACCTTCTTTAGGAGCATATCATGAGTGAACCCTTTCGTATTGGGCTGAACGGCCAATTCCTCTACGGCGCCGCGGGCGCGACGGCCACCAACGAGGCGAAGAACCTCACCGACGTGACGCTCGACCTGGGCGCGGTCACGGCCGACACCACGTCGCGTGCGTCGGGCAAGTGGAAGAGCGACAAGGCGGTGCTGTTGGAAGGCACCCTGCAGTGGACCATGCACGCCCGGGCGGGCAACGCCGCGCTGGCCGCGGTGGCCGCTGCCTTCTTCAACCTGGAGACGATCGCCCTGTACCCGAAAGACGATGCTTCGGGCGAAGGGCTCGACGCCGACTTCACGATTACGAAGTTCAGTCGGGAAGAACCGCTTACCGGTGTGATCCAATATCGCTGCGAAGGCAAGCCCTCCGATGAGCTTCGCGAGGCGACTTGGCACTGACGTTCGTAAGTCCTTTTTGCACACCATCTTACAAACCTTACAAGGAACCTTTCCATGCCCACAGGACAGATTGCCGCCACGGCTTCCATCGCCGGGATATCGATTCAGTCGGTGACTCAGCGTGTTGCTTCCGGTCAATTGTCTCATGAAGTGACGCTGCCGAAGGCGGACGCCGGAACGCTCACCACGCGCACCGACGACACCGACGGTGAGTTGACCATGGCGGATGCCGGACACGGCATCACCACGGGCGACCAGATCGACATTTTTCATGATGGCGGCGTGTCGTACGGAGCCACCGCCGGTACGGTCGCTGGTACGACGGTGCCGTTCACCGGCGCCGGTGGTGCCGTGTTGCCCGCCGAGGACGATCCGATTACCGCCGACGTGCAAGTGGAGGTCGACGTCGACTTCGACGGCGACAAGGCCGAGATGGTCATCGTGATGGCCACCCTTCGAGGCCACGTCATTTGGATCGACACGGGCGCGTCGACCCTCGATGCATCGCAGTTGACGGCCACCGAACCGTGGCAATGGATCGCCGGCCAAGGTGTCACCAACCCGCTGCTGGCCGGCAACCCGGTCGACAAGGTGTTTTTGAGCAACGGTGACGCAGTCAATGCGGCGACCCTGAAGATCGCCGCACTCTACAACTCGGACCAATGATAAGGCGGAAACATGAAAACCTTCAGAGATTCCCAGGGCCGCGAGTGGCCCATCGAGATCAACTACGCTTCGCTGCTGCGCGTGAAGGACGCGGGCGTCGACCTGACCGATCTGCCGGTGGTCGCCTCGTTCGGTGCCGACCTGTATGTGCTTGGGGTGACGCTCTACGCCCTCTGTCAGCCGGAGATCCAGCGTCGTGAGATCGCCGACGAAGAGTTTCATCGGGCGTTCAACGGTGACGTGTTCGAGGCAGTCACCAAGATCATCTTGGAGGAACTGGTAAATTTTTTCCCGCCGGACAGGCGTCCGGCCCTGACGACGGTACTGGCCGAACGGAAGAAGAGCCTGGCAACGGTCAAACGGGTGATGAAGAGCGACCTGATCCAGCGGGCGGCCGAGCAACAGCGGGCGAAGATCGAGCAGGATCTGAAGACCCAAGTCGAGCAGAGCCCGTCGCCGACTTCTGGCAGCTGAGTTACGCACTGGCCGGCCTGGCCGGTGTCTCAGACATCGGCCCGTTGACACTCCGAAAACTCGTCTGGATGGCTCGGGGCCGCCAGGAAGACGCCTGGAACCGGACGGCCGCCCTGTTGGCGATGATCTACAACATGCACCGTTCGGCCGACGCGCCCTTCCGGACACCGGCCGACTTCCTGGCCAAAGGCGACCGCAAGAGATCATCGGCGCCGCCACCGACCGAGGCCGACCTCGAAATCCTCCGTCAAGTGTTTCCCGGTGACCGAAAGGTGAACAAAGCGTGAGCAGTGCGGGTGCCATCCGGGCCGGCGAGGCCTTTGTCGAACTCTATGCACGCGATGCCGCGCTGGATCGTGGTCTGCGCATCGCCCGGCAGCGGGTGGAAAAATTCGCCGCCGACGTGCAGGCGATCGGCATGCGGATGGTCCAGTCGGCCGCGCTGATGGCCGCCCCGATGGCACTGTCGGTCAAGGTCTTTGGCACGTTCGACGACCAGATGCGGACCGTCAAGGCCGTCACCGGCGCCACGGCCGACGAGTTCGCCCGGCTGACCACCCAAGCGAAGGAACTGGGGCCGACCACGTCGTTCACGGCTCGCCAGGTTGCCGAAGGGCAAACGTCTCTGGGACGGGCCGGTTTCAAGCCGGCCGAGATCGAGGCGGCCATCCCGGCCGTGCTGAACCTGGCCCGTGCGACCGGCACGGAACTCGGCGAGGCGGCCGAGATCGCCGCCGGTGCCGTGCGTGCCTTCAACTTGGACGCCGGCAAGACCGCCCAGGTTGCCGACGTACTGACCGCAACGGCCAACCACTCGGCCCAAACCCTGACCGACCTGGGCCAGGCTTTTTCCTATGTGGCGCCGGTGGCAGCCGATGCCGGTGAGTCGGTCGAGAGCACGGCCAAGGCGCTCGGTGTGCTGGCCAACATGCAGATCAAGGGCTCGATGGCCGGCACTACGCTACGGGCCATCATGCTCCAGTTGGCCGATACGACCGTCCAGCAAACCTTGCACGGGATCGGCATCGAGGCGGTCGACGCCCAGCAGAACCTGCGCCCGGTCGGCGATGTGTTGGCCGACATCGGCCGCAAAATGGCCGATCTGGGCACGGCCCAGCGGATCAGTCTGGCTGAAACGCTGTTCGGACGACGTGCCGTCTCCGGGGCCTTGAAACTGGGTGGCCCGGCCGAACTGTTTGATAACCTCGATCGGGCGATCAAACTGGCCGCCGGCACCGCCGCGCGAACTGCCGAAGAAATGGACGCCGGACTTGGCGGTGCCTTTCGACGTCTGTTGTCCTCGGTCGAGGGCGTGGCGATCGCCGTCGGCGAGACGCTCAGCATGCCGCTCTCGTCCCTGGCCGACACGATCGCGCGGGTCTCACAGCGCGTGACCGAGTTCGTCAGGCAGAACGGGGACCTGATCCTCTCGGTCGCCAAGGGAGTCGCTTCCCTGTTGGCCGCCGGCGCTGCGATGGTAGGCGTTGCCATGGCGATCAAGCTGGCCACCGTCGCGTTGGCCAGCCCGGTGGCCGCCCTGTTGGCCGTCGGCGTCGCCCTGACGGCCTATGCGGCCGACTGGGGTGCGCTGTTGGATACGATCATGGCCAAGCTGGACGCCGTGCTGCCGAAGATGGAAACTTTTTCGGCGACTTCCGGCAAAACGGCCCAGCAGCTGCAGGCCGAACACGGCGCGATGCGGGCCAAGGCGGATCGCCTTGCCGAGCTCCGCGCGAAACAGCAACTGACCAACCAGGAGATGCTCGAAGCCAAGCTGTTGGCCCACGAACTGGCGGGTGCCTATCCCGAACTGACCAAAGAAATCGATGCGGTGGGCACGTCCGCCGAGTCGACGGCCAAGCTCTTCGCCAAGATGCAGGAGGCACTGACTGCCGGGATCAGTACCCAACTGACACGCGATCTGCGCGACGCCGAAACCCGCCTGGACTCCTTGCGTCGCAAGGAAATCGAGGCCAAGGGCGCGTTCAGCAAGGCGTGGGACCTCAACCAAAAAGTGATCGAGGTCAACAATGAGATGACCTCGCGTCCCGCCCAGCGTCATGCACGCGTCCAGACGCTGGAAGCAAAACGTGACGAACTGATCGGACTGCACGAGAACCAGGGCCAAATCGCCCAAGAGATGGCCGCGGCAGCCGATGAAGTCGAGCGCCTGAAAAAGGTGCTTGGCGAGGTCAAGGAGATCAAAGACGACATGGCGGCCAAACCGCTCGTTCCGGTCGGTGGGAACGTGGCCGTCGATGCGGCCGAGGCCTACGAAAAAGCCAATGCCCGGCTGATGGACGACATTCGCATGCTCGACGCCAATGCGATCGGCGACGCCCTTGAGCGCGATCTGGCCGTCGTCGACCTGAAGTGGCGTACCCGCAAGGGCGACGCCGCCACGACGGGCGAGGATCGCTCGATGATCGGCGAGGCCTGGCTCAAGGAAGAGGCCCTGATCCGCGATCGCTATCGTCAAGAGGAAATTGTCAAAGAGCGACTGTTGGCCGAGGATGTCGCCCGGCTTCGCATTGAGGCTACCAAAAAAGGTCTCGAAAAGGAACTGGCCCTGATCGATCTCGAAGAAAAACGGGCGCTGGCCGAAGCCAGTCTGCCCATGGTCGAGAACGTTTTGGACAAATTCGACCTGATGCGGCAGATGGCCCAAGCGGGCGACGTGGCCCGCACGACGATCGGCGGGACGTTTTCCGGCTTCGCCGCCGAGCGGATGGGCGGTGGCCCGTTGGAATCGATCGCCGAGACGAATCGGGCGATCGAGCGCCACACGGCCAAAATGGTCGAAGCCGCTTTTTGGGCGCCGGCCGAACGGGTTTTTGGAGAGTAATGATGCCGATTACCGTGGAACGACTCAGTAGCCGCGAAGCCACCCTTGGGCAGAATCCGGCCCGCATCCTGCGCTATCACGTCGACGGCACCAACGACAACCTGTTGGCCGAGGCGCTGATCGACGCCGCGTCGCCGGCCCGCTACATGGGCCTGCTGAAGCAGAGCATCAAATTCCGACCGGGCGAGGGACCGACGTTTTGGTACGGCGACGTGGTCTACGGCCCCAAGCCGCAAGGCAAGCCGGGCGACGTCACCTGGCAGTTCGACATCGACGGGCCGACCGTCCATCTCTCGCACGCCCTGAAACACATTCAAAGCTATGCGGCCGACGGTGCGCCGCCCGACCACAAGGGCGCGATCGGTGTGACCGACGACCGGGAGATCGAAGGCTGCGACATCGAGGGCAAAGCGTTCCAGTGGACCGAGACGCATTGGCTCTCCTTCGACCAGTTCACGCCCGCGTACATCAATGACCTCTACGAACTGAGGTCGACGGTCAACAAGGACGCATGGCGGATTTGGCAGCCGAAGGAAGTCTTGTTCCGTGGCGTCAGCGGTTCCGCCTGCGGTGAGGACACGGTCCAGTTGACGTTCCGGTTTGCAGCCGAGCCGAACCGCGTCAACCTGAAAATAGGCGACATCGCAGGAATCGTCAAGAAGGGCTGGGAGTATCTTTGGGTCGAAAGCAAGCCGGACGAAGACGCGGCAGCGAAAACGATCGTCATGAAGCCGAAGGCCGTTCATATCGAAGAGGTCTATGAGGAAGGCGATTTCACCAAGTTGGGCCTGCCCGATCCTTGGAACTGAGAAACGCGATGAGTGAACTGAAACACGTCACACCCGGCGAGCGCGTCCCGACACCGTCGGCGAGTGTCCACAACGCCATGATCGACGCGGCGGTCGATTATCGCAACCGGCGGATCAGCAATCCGGGCAACGTCAAGCAGGCCTTCCAACAGACCGGCATCGTGCTGGTCAAGAATGCCAGCGGCGAAGATCGCGAGCGGTTCGACGTACTGGGCCTCGACCGCCCGATCATCACACCTGACGATAACCTGGTCGAGTTCAAGAATCACGTCACGTTTCGGGGCGTCATGCCGGACATCGAGGAGCATCGTGGCAAATTCTGCATTCTGCTTGAGCCGCTGGCGATCGGCGAGACCGGCAAGGCCGTCGTCTCGGGCGTCACGCAAGCCAGGGTCTACATCAACCGCGAGACCGACGGATACGCCGACGTGGTCACCGACGATGCGACCCGGCTGGAAAGCGGCGACAGTGGCGCCCAGATCCTTTGGAAGCACGATGGGCTGAGCCAGCAGTGGGCCACGATCCGTCTGGAGCCGCCTGGCCGGCTGATTCGATTCGAGCTGCTGACCGAACTCCTGCCCGGTCAGACCGCAACGGCCAATCCGCTGCTGCCCACCGGAGGCGTCTATCTGCCGAACACCGACGAAGAGATCACCGTCTCCGATGTCCTGGGCAAGTATTGGGGCAGAGCACGCAACCCGGGCTACTGGCCCGGCGCACGGGGCTATGCCTGGCAGTTCACCGACAGTGACGTCTGCGAGATTCTTCAGTGTCAGTCGATCGCCCAGTCGATCGAGTTCACGTTGACCGAAGACATGGCCACCGGCTCGGCGGAATGCACGGTCGACGACTATCATCGCGGCCTCGACCCTGCAACGTACCAAAACCCTCTGGAAGTCTACGACCCGCAGGCCGCATTCCCGTTGGCGATTGCCGGTGCCAAGGGCAAGGCTTCTCTCGATCTGGACTCGCAGGAATATCGCATCACCTATTGTCAGCAAATGGCGGATACGATCCTTTGCACCGTGTCCGCCACCGGTTCGCTCGGGACGATCCCGATAAGCGACTTCGAGGTGATGGGCCCGATTGACGGGGTGGACCCGGCCGGAACCGCGTACGACCTTTTGAACGGCATCCATAACCTGTTCGGCGACGACTACACCACGCTGCAAAAGATCGAAGCCGCTTGGAACCGAGACCGCAGTCGATGGGACGTGTCGGAAATCCGTCGCGACGGCGGCGGCGTTGCAAAACACATCGAGTTCTATCTATACCCGGACGGGATCTCCGGCGGATCGGCCGCCGCGATGGTCGACAGGTACTATCAAGGCTCCTCGCCAGGCAGTTCCGTCACGGTCTATGATCCGCAAAACCGGTTTCCCCTGGCGTTGAAGTGGGCCAATGGCAAGGCCGTTTACAATGACGTGCTCGGCCAATACGTCATTACCGAATGCCAGCAGATGGCGACCCTGATTCGGTGTCGAGTCGATCAGTACGTCGAGGTGTTCGAGACGACCAACAGTATCCAGTGCAGCATCCGGCCCGAACAGGTGCTGGTGCCGCACGGAGCCCAATCGCCGGCGGGCACGATCTATGATCCGGCCGCACTCGGAGTGGCGAACCGCAGTGCGAGCATCTACCAGGCGGCGAGATGCTACCGAATGCGGCCGATGCACGAATTCCTGGCCGTCTGGGACGCGAGTGACGCAAAGACACCCAAGGGCGGTTGGATCGTTGTAGAAAGCGTCAACACGACGATCCAGCACGCCAAAGCAACTGCCGATTGCTGCTTCGCCAGTCCGCGAACCATGGCGGTGGCCTGCGTACGGACCGGGCCGGAAGGTAATGTGCTCTCACCCGAAACCCATATCACGGTCAACCTTCCACGTCGCAGGATTTCGGGGCAGGACTTCGACCCCGACATCTACGAGGGTGACATCATCCAGATTGCCTACGACAGTGACTATCACGCATGGTATTGCACGACGCCCTACCTCAACAGTGCCATCGGCGACATCAAAATGTGTCGCGATGGCGGTCGCATCCCCGTCGGCTGGACCCGTTGCAACGGTGTTACCGTCGACGGCTACACGCCACGTGACTTGCGGGGGCGATACCTTATGGGACTCGACGACGTGGGCAACGGGCCACACGGTGAAGCCGACGGGACGGGCGTTGGCAATACCGGCGGCTACCAGTGGCACGGCCATTACCACTGCGTGCCCCATGCCATGCTGGAGAGTATCAACAACCACCCGAACCATCGTACGGCCGACGTTGGCGCGGCTGCCGGTGATGCCACGGATGTGACGGTCGTATCCGAAGTGGAACATTCTCCGGACACGCCCACCGACAACCGAGGACCCTTCCTCGTGGCGTTTCCGATCGAGCGATACAAGTAGACCGTGTTGGAAAAGGAGTCACCATGCAAACCGTCGAACCGTCGTTACTCCTGGGTGCCAAGCAGGCCGCGGTTCTTTGCGGATGCTCTGAGCGAACCTGGCGCGAATGGCACACGATGGGCTTGGTGCCGGTGCCCATCCACATCGGACGGGCCATCTTCTGGCGGGCTGATGAGCTTCGTGCTTGGGTCGAGGCCGGGTGTCCGAATCGCAAGAAGTGGATTGCACGCCGCACATGATGAACTTGGGCAAACTGTGCCCAAGGTTCTCGGAAACTCTGAAGATTCTCCCCGACATTCGGCACACTCCGCTTGAACTTCCGGCGACACTGGCGCTCACTGTGGACCGTTGTCCGCGTGTCTGTAGAACCTTTTGGAGAGTGATTTCCCATGGCAAGTCTTTACAAACCGAAGTACAAGCAGATCGATCCCGAAACGGGCGAGGTCACCGAGCGTCTTTCGCGAAAATGGTATGGCCGCTACCGTGACGAGCACGACACAATGCGGCGGGTCGCCCTGGCCGGTGACAAGCGGTGTGCCCAATCGATGCTCGAACAAATCATCACCCGCGTCGAACGCATGAAGGCCGGGCTGATCGATCCGGTCGAAGTCGAGGCGGAACGCCCGATGCGAGAGCATCTCGACGACTACGAAAAACACCTGAAGCAGAAGAACGACTCACCACGCCATATCCGCGATACCCGGTCACAACTACAGAAGATGATCAAGGCTGGAAAGTGGCATAGCACACTGGAGATCCGAGCCACCGACGTACAAGCCTATCTTGGCGACCTGGCCGACCAAGGCCACAGCATACGAACCCGCAACGGCTACCTGGCGGCCGCCAAGGCGTTTTCCAAATGGTTGTATCGCAACCGACGGCTTGCCAGCGACGTTTTGATTCATCTCACGCTGTCGAACACCGAGGTCGATCGGCGTCGGGACCGACGGCCATTGAATCAAGAGGAGTTCGCCCTATTGATCGACGCCGCGAACCAGGGCCCACCGGTCCAGAGCATTCTCGGCCCGGATCGCGCGATGATGTACCTCTTGGCCGCCTACACCGGGCTGCGAAAGGGCGAGATCGGCAGCTTGACTATTCGATCGTTCGACCTAAAAAACAACCCGGCCACGGTCACCGTCGAGGCGGCCTACAGCAAACGACGTCGCAAGGACACCCAAGTCCTGCATGTGTACGTCGTCCAGGAACTACGCCGCTGGCTCAAAAAGCGCAACCCGGCTGCCGGAGAGATTCTATTCCCGATCGACAAAAGAACCTGTGGCACAGACCGCCGAACGGCCAAGATGATGGCCGAGGATTTGGGTGCCGCGAGGCGGAAGTGGATTGCCGATGGAGACGGTGCCCAACGCGAGAAGACCGATTTCCTGAAGTACGAAGATTCCCAGAACCGCTATGCCGATTTCCACTCCAACCGGCACACGTTCATCACGAATTTGTCCCTGGCTGGAGTCCAGCCTCGGGATGCTCAGGTGAGGTGCCCCCATTTTTTGATCCAGGGGTTATGAGAGTACGGTCTGGGTTAAGGGTAACGGTTTGGAACTTCGGGTGTGCCGCGGCTGGAGCGGAGGCGCAGCCGGAGCGGAAGTCGCGGCACACCCGG